TTCTTCTTGGTACTGCAAAACTAACATCTGAACTTGTAATTTTTTTAGCAGCTAATAAGTCATCAAAAGCAGAAAATTCTGTAACTACAGTATCACTTGGTGTTACTGGATTTGTGTCTGTTCCTTCGTAATCTGTTCGGCCATCACCTCTTGTAAATGTACCATAAGCTTGTGGTCTTGCTAGACCTAGATAGTAAATATTTGGAGAAGCTTCTGTGAAAGATTCGTGAAACTGCTCACTATTATTAATTCTAAATTTATTTGTTATTATCGCTGGCATAATTGTTATTCCTATTTATAATACTTCCTATGATGATGTTCCATAAATTGTTTTTAATGTTGAACCACTAGAGTCTTTTATCAGTAGACTTTGAGTATTTGAAACGGCTGATAAACTGATTGATCCACCAGTAATATTGACACTATTTGCATTTTGAGTAGACATAGTACCTGTTCCTGCTTTAGCATATTGTGACCAAGTAATATTAGTGGTACCCATAGTAACCATTGCATTTGTTTGAACAAAAGTACTGTTTTCGTTTACTGTTCCGTTTACTATAAAAACAGTATCTCCTGATTGAACATCAGAAACTTGATCATAGTCTGTTGATCTTGTTAAAACTGTTGAACTCGTTCTTACATATATTCCGTTATGTGCTTGATTTGCCTCATTTTTAACCAAAACTCTATCTGCATTTACTAAACTGTAACCGTCTAAAGTTGACATAGCTGAACTCAATGTTAAAGTTGCTCCAACACCTAATGTTCCGTTATCATATGTAACTGTTCCACCTGTTTCGGTAGCTAAATCTTGTGTAGTTGCAACTGCAACTGATTCGTGTACATTTAAACCGGCTGCTGTATTATCTACGTATTGCTTAGTTGCAACACCTAAAACTGAGACCGGATCCATTGTTACAGTAACCTCACCTGTACTATCTCCTTTTAACCAAACTGTATGTGTTGATCCATCAAATCCTGCAATTTCCATTTGTCTATCGCCTGTAGCTGAATCTGCATCTGAATTTCCAATAATTACATTTCCTGATCCTGTTGTAATATTATCTCCAGCTTCAGCACCTATTAAAGTATTATTTCTTCCTGTTACTAATTTACCTGCTTCATGACCTACAGCAGTATTATTTGTTGATGTTAAGTTGGCATTTAAAGCTGATCTTCCAACAGCTACGTTATTTGTAGCCGATGTTGCACTCGCTAATGTTGCTTTACCTATAGAAATATTATCTTGACCATCTTGTAAACTAGTAGCCGATTCATAACCTATGGCAGTGTTTCCATCTCCTGAAGTTATGGCATCCATAGCTGCTAAACCAATAGCAGTATTTGTATTAGCGTCGTTTAGTGTTCCTGTTGTAGAGTGACCAACGATGATACTATTAGAAAAATTTGTACCTTCAATTTTACCAGTAATTATACCAGAAACTAAATTAGTACCGTCTCCAAAATTAGTATAAATTTCGTTAAAGTTATCGTTGATTATATCTCCACCAGCTCTAATAGTAGTGCCTGTGCCGTCATTTGGAGTTGAACCGATTGATATTGTTTGTTTTGCCATTTCTATCTTTATTTATAGTTATATTTATACGTTTGTTTGATCAAATTTTTCATTTGTGCTATCAAATTTATTGGTAGTACCACTAAACGATTCTTCTCCTGGGAATGTAATATCTGCTGGAAAAGTAAAGTTGGTCTTTAACATCCTTGCAAAATCATCTTCATTTGGTCCACCCCCGGCATTGTTAGTTATCGTTTTTAATAATGCTGGTGTACCGTCTAGACTTGATCTAGTACCAGTTATTTTTAAATCATTTAAAACTGCAAAAGTAATACCAGTTGTACCATTGATACCACCTGATCTATTACCAGTGACACCATATGCTGTATTAGCATATTTGTTTATTGAACCAAAACTTGGTCCACAATATGCAAATCCTTGACTTATATTAATACTGTTTAAATCAGGTAGTATACCTGTTCCAACTTTTCTTCTTAATCTTAAATTTAGTTTAACACCAATAGGTTCTCGTCTTAAAGTTACAGCTCTTGTATTGGTGCCATAAGAAGAAACGTCTTGTTGAGGATTTGATCTTAAACTAGAACTATCATCTATTGTTCCCAATTTTCTACCAAACATAGAACTAAACAACAAACTCAACATTTGTTTTATAGGCGTTCCGTCTACACCTGTATTAACAGCCTGCGCTATTCTATTTTTTAAATCTAATCTACTTTCTAAATTAACTTGTCCTGTAAAATAAAAACCTGAAGTATGCATTGTTTTTTTAAATGCGTCTCTCCATGAATTAATTGAGTTACCTACTTTTAATACATAAGAAAAATCTTGATAATATAAACTATCTTGTACTTTCATTGTAGTTTCTGAAATATGACCTTTTTCATTTAAGAATTTTCCGTCTGTGTCTACTACAGCAGTTACATCTAAACTTATTGAAGCTACATCTATATTTTTAAGCACTGCACTAGCTGATACAGATGTTATTGTTTCGTTTGCTTGAAAGGTTCCTGAAACCTCTTTTAATTTTAATATGTTTCTAGAAGAATCCCAACCTGAAACTAATCCTGTAGCACTTGAATTACCACCTGTAACTGTATCTCCATTAGTAAATGTACCTGTAACTGTAGTACAAAATAAGTTGTTTATGAATGCTAAAGATGGAGAAGGAGAGTTTTCGTATTTAATACCTAAATTTGATGTTGTTATTCCCAAAATTCTTCCTACGTTATCACCATATGCTAATATTTCCGAAGCTGTACCTGAATCAGACGTTACAGTAACAGTTGGTAAAGATTTATAACCGTCACCACCATTTGTTAAATAAATATCTGTAATATCTCCTATACCTGTTCCTGATTCAAAAACAATTTTATCTCCTGTAAGATGATCACCGGCAGATGTTTCTTCTTCTAGTACAATATGATCAGTATCTTCATTAGAAACTGCACCGTTAACAACTGTAACAACACCTGAAGCATTGCTACCAAAAGTACCTGTATTATTAAAAGATAAAGTATCTCCTATTTCGTATCCTGATCCACCATTATCAACAACTATTTCAGTTATTTTACCAGAACCAACATCACTAATTTGCATAGAGGCTTGTTGACCTCCTCCTGAAATTGTTATTAAATCGTTTGTAGTATAAAGATTACCATCATTATTAATTGTTTTTGTTCCTGGTACACCTGTAATAGTAGCTAGAATGTAATAATCTGACTGATCACTTTCAGTACCCTCTATAGTTTCACTTACAGCAAAAGTACCTACAAGACTTTTTTTGTTTATAGTAATTTCAGAAACTTCATCAGCGCCAACATAAAATTTTCCAACATTTTCTACTATTGCCGTTGCATTTGATGTTCTTCCTTTTATTTGTCTTCCTATTAAACTTAAAGTTTCTCCTTGTGTACTTAATACTCTTAAAACTGTTTGTGTATTCCATTTACCATCTGATACTTTTAACATTTGTTCTCTAGGATAAAATGTTTCAGATTGATTGTTAAAAAGTATTCTAAAAAATACTTCGTGACCTTTTTGTGTACCTTTTAACTTATATAAAGATTTTATATTTTTTATTAAATTTCTTTTGTTTATTCCTGAAGATAAATTGTCTGGAATAGTTTTAAAAAACTCATTTCTAAAATTATCTAAAAATTGAGAAATAACTTTATCTGGATCTCTAAAATTTGTTAATTGTTGAATACTTTGAACAGGATTAGGTCTGTATGTATTAACAATTGCTTCAGCGTTAGAACTTTCTCCTTTAATAATTTCACCTGTTATAAATTTGTCTTGTGATGTTATGAATAGTCTATTTAAATCTAAATCTTCAGCTAATATTATAGCTGTTGCTTTAGAAGTTTGTCCTGTTATAGTTTCTCTATATGTAAATTTACCAAAACTACTATCTTCTAATATTATCTTATCACCAAGGTCTAATTGAGTATTTTCAGCACCAAGTGAACCACCATTTAATACTAAATTGTTTTGTACGCCTGTTTGATTTTCTAAATTAATTCCGTCTGTAGATTCAATAGAAGTTACGCCTAACTCGGCAGCTTCCATAAATTGATAATAAGTTTTTAGAAATTCTACAAATTTTGGGTGATCGTCAACAACAAAATCTGGTAATTGAGTGTTTATTAAGTTGGATATTTTATTATCAAATTTTGCCATTGGCTAAATTAGTAACTTGTTGTAGTATTGTAGCCTACGCCGGCTTCAGATGAACCACCAACAAATGTATCTTCCTCTACAGTTATATTTGAGTTTGTAACGTCTATTTCTACCACTTGATTTCTAACAGGCACAATATCGTTTGAATTTGGTTTAACTGTAATTTCAATAACGGTGGAAACAGCATTTCTTATATTTGATATTGAAGCTACATTTAATGAATTTAAAGTAACTTGACCTGTTTCATAATTAATAGTACCTTGTGTATTATTAGCATAAGTTTTAACACCACTCACTAGATAATATCTTCTAACGTTACCATTACTATCATCATCTAAAAACATTTCGTTATCACTGCCTGTAACTTTAAAACCAGTTGATGATAAAACACTTGAATGACCTGAATGAGGATTATAAATTGCATTTCTAAAATACACATCGTATTTTGTTGAAGACCCTATAGTTGGTGTAAAATTCTTTCTCATATTAATAGTTGTTATGTTAGATAGTATATTTGTATCAACATCATCTATTAAACCTGTTAATTTAGAAAATCTAAACACACCATCAAATTTTTGTAAAGTAGATGTGTTATAGTTTGTAACAGCCGTAACTATTTCTGACTTAATAGTGTCGGCAGACTTACTAGTACCTTTTTTATCATACTTAGCAACACTTGATAATACAATTGATGTTGTTTCTGGATCAACTATTATTGGTCTAACTGAAGCTACGTTGTAAGGTATTAATTCTTTTACAATAGAGGCTTTTGTTGTTTCTGTTAAAGTAGAACCTGAAGCTGCTTTGATAGCGATATTCACAACACCATAAACCGGTGTTTCATCGTCTTCTCCTCCCCAAGCACTAACAGATAACGCATTAGGATATAATGTCTTAACTATTGATTCATAATCTGTAGCTGTAACTGCTCTGTCTTGTGATGTATATTGTAAAGGTGCATTAAATCTTATAGACTCTTTTGTTTCAGCCTCTGATCCGCCTTGAGCATTTGCTTTAGTAGATATAGTTACATTATTAAAAGTACCAATACTACCAGCTAACTCAAAAGTTTTAGCTCCATTAGCCTCATCTTTGTTTGTAACAATATATTCTAATATAACTATGTTACCATCTTCTAATTTTTTACCAATAACGCCATCACCAAAATAAACTTCAAATTTACCGTTATCTGTTTCTTGTAAGAAGTAAATTTTAGATGTATCTGTTATATTTCTTAAACCTGTAGCTAATGTGTAAGTGTTTAATGTTGAATCTGATACAGAGTTTTGAACTGTTACTTTTAAAGTAGAAGTATCAGCATTTAAATTTTGTATTATATACTTTTGATCTGTATCTGTACTATCAACTGTATATTTAAAAGTAACTAAAGTACCTTCATATAAATTAACGTTTGAAAATTTATAAACACCATTTAAAGGCGTAATTGTAATATCTTCGTTAGTTAAAAAGTTATAACTTGTACCATCTACTGAACTTGTAAACGTTGTACCTTTGTTCATTAAGATACTTGAACCTGAAGCGTTGTTTACTGTTATGTCAATAGTTGATACTGGCGCTCTAACAGATGATGGTGTATATCCTATCATCTTTGCTAATGCAACTATATTTTTTCTTATATCTGCACTATTTAAATAAGTTTCGTTAACCAACATATTAGCATTGAAGCCAAGATAGTGTGTATTGTATGCTAATGTATCTAAAAGAACGGCAAAGCCTGATCCTTCAAAATTATAGTCTGAAAATTCTGGTTGATTTTGTAAAAATGTTTTTAAATTTGATTTTATGTTATCAAAGTCAAAATCAGATACTACTAGTTTATTGCTTGCCATTTTATCTTAATCTTTCTAAAAATGTTTCTACTGTTATTGGCTCCGATGAACCTATAACATAGAACATAATTGTTAAATGATAACTATTTCTATCTAAATTTGGACTAGCTAAAATTTGTACTAATTTTATTCTAGGTTCAAAATTATTTAGAACTTCGCCAACTTTTCTTTGTAAGTTAAGTGCTGTAAGAGGTGTCATTGGTTCAAATAACATTCTTCTAACATCACTGCCAATTTCTGGGTGAAAAGGTCTCTCAAAATGAGAAGTATTAATTAAATTTCTAACACTTCTTTTAACGGCCTCTACATCGGTTAACTTATTTACATCACCTGTTACTACATTACGACCAAAATTCAAATCCAAGTCTTTATAGATTCTATTTGCTCGTTTACTGTTGTTAGTGTTACTACTATCAAAATTTGGCATTACGTATATATTTATACGTTAACCAGCAAAGATATTTGAAGAACCTGAAGTCATTGCTCCAGCGTCTGTACTATCCCCTATTCTAGCTATTGGACTACCACAAACTGAAACTGTTGAACTGCCTACATTAACGTTTGCAACGTGAGGGGCACAAGGAGGTGCCGGTGGGAAAGGGTGACTTACTGTTGGGTCACCCACTCTTGCGATTAATATACTATTTGCCCGAACTGTACTTTGGCCAGGCGTATCTAGTGTTGTTGTACCAGTACATATATGACCGGTACTTAAACTATCGCCTTTCCTACAAATTGACGGCATTTATCTCCCCATTTCTTTTAAAGCTTTAGCAGCCGCTCTTGCTTTTTCTACTCTGGCCGCTTCTCTAATTTTTCTACCAACTGGTATTTGTATAGAGGTGCTAATATTTTTACCTTTTTTACTAATATATTCAGCTCCTATCCATTTATCTTTAAAATCGCCTTGAACTGACATTATTGCCTTCTTCAAACTCATCGCTTCTTTCTCTTTTTCATCACCTGCTTCATTCCAAAACTTAAATATTCTCATTTTTGCCATTTTTATGCTCCATTAAATAAATCTTCATTGTTTAAATCGTATTTTACAGTATCTTCCCAATTATCATTGTCTTTTTCGCAACTACAATGTGTACAACATACGGTTTTTTGTGATTCTCCGTAATCTTGTAAACAATTTTCGCCACAATGCGATTCGTGTCCACAATTTTGACAATAAATTTGTGAATTTATCATAATATTATTTATAATTAAAATTTACAAGACATTTGAGCATGTTTTAGCTCAGTTTCACTTAAATTTTCTTTATTTTTTAGCGCTGATTCGCTAATTTTTTCTAAATTCGGCTTAATTTTACAATCCTCAACAGTTTTTGAACAGGAAACCAGTACAAAAAGTGAACAAACTGCAATTATTTTAATTATTTTCATATTTTACGCTTTTTTTTCTTGACTTTACTGTATTTATCTGGTATAGTGGACAAGTAATATGAAAAAAACAAAAGGATACACTATGAAAAAAATAATAGAATACATGTCGGTAATAATGGCGACAGTCGGTACTTTAGCAATGGTTGGTGCCGTAGGTTCAATTGAAATAGACAAATATTTACAAGGTGCTTCAATGGCCTTGATAGGTATTGCGTCTTATATCTTAGCTTTATATGCTCAAGACTTATACAAGGAGGACAAATAATGTCATTAGTAACTAAAAACGCAACTTCTTTAGATGAAGGAGTTAAGAATATGATGAACGGTGCCAAAGAAGATTATATTTCTTGGACTACAGATAAAAATGGTAATGTTTCAACTTACTCACAAGAACAAATTGACAATTGGGACAATATGATTAAAGTATCACAAGGTAAAAAGTATATGAAAGTTGTAAAAGAAAACGGAGTATTTGCTTTTATCGTAAAAGAAGACTTTAAACATTTTAAAAAAGGCGACATATTAAAGGCTGCTGGTTTTAATGCTCCTGCACTAAACAAAGCTAGAGGTAATGTACTTGACGGTAATTACCATGTTAGATGGACTGGTCCTTTGTATATGGATTCACAATCAAGATTGAGAGGATAATTATGACACCAGAAAAATATAACGAGTTAAGATTACAAGAACAACAAGGTCAAGAAATGGCTGATGATAAAAACGAGTCTATTCAATTAAGAAAAGACATAATGAAACTTGCATTAGCTGAAAGTGCTACTGATTGTACTATTATGTGTGGTACATTGTTTGCTAAGTTTAATGTTTCAATACATGAACAAATGGCAAATAACTTAAAGAAGACTTTACAAACTTTTTTTGATAATAGAAAGAAAAATGATTGTCATGTTCAAATGTCGGGTGCATTACCTGATAATGAATACGCTTATGACTTTATGCCAATTGTTGATTATAGACATTACGGAGTAGGAGTATAATGAAAAATAAAACAAGACAAAAAAAAATATTTGAAAGGGTTGTTAACCCATTATTATTAAAACACTTAACACCTGTTGGTAGTTGTATTGCTTCAAATATACCAATTAAATATTTAAATTACTTTAAAGAAGTATCTGCTCAAAAAAATGCAAAAAAGATTAGATATAGATATAGAGGAAACTCTACTCAATTCTATAAAAGACCACAATCATTTTGTCATATGAACATGGCGACAACTTTTGCCGTATATCACAGATAATTAAATCTCTGATCTAATTATATGTTTTCTTAATGCTCTAACAAGTCTTTCAAGATTATCTATAATATCAATCGTTGCTTTGTCTGTGATGAAAGCACTTCTTGATTTTAACTTATCATATTCTCTTAATGATATAGAAACCATAGGTGTTGTATCTCTTGTAGATTCATTTTCATACGATCTATCGTGATCGTGATCTTTGTCGTGACTGTCAAAATTACTCATATTTTTTCTCCTAATTTTTAATTCTTTTTCTTAAATCCGTTGATGAAAAACGGTGATCTCTTTTGTTGTAAACTATCTTTATATGTTTCTTAACACATATCTCCTTACCTGTGAAGTCTGTACCTTGATATTCTTCTCCCATAATTCTTACTGATATATTAAACATTGTTAATATATCTTCCAAGTCTTGTTCAGTTTGATACGTAATAACTTCATCTACATACTTAACTGCTGATAACTGTATACCTCTTTCTACCAATGTTTGTATTGGTTTATTTTTGGTGTCAGGTCTATCTATAGTTGGGTCTGTTTGTAAACCTACGATTAAGTAATCGCATTGGTCTTTGGCGTCTTTCAACATTTGTACATGGCCAGCATGTAACAAATCAAAAGTACTACATGTAAATCCTACTTTTTTATCGTTCATAATTTATCCTTTATATATTTAGTTAGCCATCATAGCCTTTTTGGTTTGGGTGTGGGTTACTTTTTTTCCACACTAGTTGCTACACCTTTTTCTGTATCTATCCACTCTACTACTTGTGTATATTTTTTTGCTTTAGCACATGTAGTTAAACAAGCAGCAGGTCCTATATTTTTTGATAAGTTATCTGCAAATTGTTTCCATTCTTCTTTTTTCAAAATATCATCTATTGTATTATTTTCGGAAATTTTACTTGCTTCTATTAAAGGTTTCATTTGAGTATCACCCATAGTTGCTGGGTCGTCAAATCTACAACAAGGTACTAATACACCTTGATTAGTGACTGCAAAAGCAATCTCATCTTTAAAACATAAAGGATCCAATTCAATATCTCCTTCAGCTCTTCTTTTTTTTCCTCCTAATCTGTTATCAAGTTTACTCATCTGTCATTTCTCTCCTAGTTTTTGGCATTAACCAATCATCATCGGCACTCCATCTAGCTGAATTTATTAATACAAAATCAACATCATTATCTTTGGCCATTTGCATTGCATTATTCAAATTGTGTTCGTTATAACTAAAGATAATAAATTGCCATAATGGTTTTGTAATAAGATGTTTTTTAGATTCTAACATTATTTTAAATAGTTTTTCCCCATCTTGGTTTTTTCTATACTTGTGACTTTCTTTAGGTAAACCATCAATACCAAAAATCCAATCTGCCTGTGGGTAAGCTTTAAAAGCTTCAATGTATGCTTTTTCTGGTTTAAGTGAAGAAGCAACATGTACCTCTACTCTAACGTTTTTTCTTTTTGATATTTCTAATAATTCTTTAAATTTTGGGTGATGTATAGGGTCTGAATATTGACCACAAAATGATATACTTTTAAAATGATCTGTTATCTTTTCAAATTCTTCTATAGTTAAATCCCTACCTGGTACTTTTAGTCCTTTAAATAAAAAACTTATTTGACGACCACAACGTAAACACTCTAAAGGACATCTATGAGAAAGATCAATATTTAATCTTCTATGTCTTCTATCAAAGAAACTATTTTCCTTAACTTCAACACCATTTTTTTTTGTGTATTCTTTTATTTTCTGACTGTTTGTTTCCATAATATAAAACTATTTAGTTACACACTAAAAGAGGTTCCACAACCACAAGAACTTTTAGCATTTGGATTATTAAATACAAAGTTACTACCAAAGATTTCTTCTTTATAGTCTAACTCCATACCCATTATATACAATTCATATAAACTATCAATCACTAATAAATCTTCAACGACCATATCATCTGAACTAGATTCATTATCAAAACTCCATTCATATTCAAAACCAGCACAACCACCACCTTTAACTTCAAGTCTCACATACTTAACATTATGTTTTTCTTTTAGTGATTGTAAATGTTGTTTTGCTTTATCTGTAAGTGTTATCATACGAATTTAAATAAGTCTTCTATTGTTGGATTGGTATTATCTATACTTTCTTCAGGTGTTAACATTTCCCAGTAATATGATTTTGCTTTTCCTATTGTTTGTATTAAGATTGGAGAAAATTCAATTTGAGGTATAAAAGGTTTCCAATCACTTAATATCCTACTATAACATAAACAAAAAGAAGAATCTAAACCTGAATCTAAAGCAACACCCATAACCATCTTGGACATCATACCAATTTCTATAGATATTTGTTTACATTTCAAAATACTTGAGGAATTATTCATTTCCCATGCACCTTTTTTTTGCATAAATTTTTTCTTATGATATGTATTAGGATCAACTAATCTTGGTGTCCATATTAATGTATAAGGAGCTGTTGCTAAATGTAATAGACCTGGATTTGGATCAGATGGAAGATTCTGTTCACCAAGTTTTCTATTCATTTCATCATTTTCACCTTCACAAGCAGTAAGTAACTTATCACTTCTTACTAAATCAGGTCCTAAAACAAATGCTTTAAAAGCAAATGCCTTTTGTTTACTGGTAGCTAAAGGTATAGCTTTTGTAAGTATATCTGTTATTTGTTCTTGTGTAGGTATGTCCTTTGTATCATAATGTAAAACATGTTTTCTTTTTTTGAAAGTATTCTCTATCATACTTATATTTATGCACTTTCATCAAATGCTTCCAGATACAACTTGTATTGTTCTTTGTCTAAACAATAGATTTCACCTGTACTGTTTGGATATTGTCTATTCATCATCATTGCTGTTGCTTGAGCCTGTTCGTAACATTCTCCATAACTACCAAAAGCTTTTGGTTGATCCAAATTCTGACATTCACCAAACATACAAAATACGATAACTAAAAAATATTCTCCCATTTTACTTCTCTCCTAGTATTAATCAGAGTTTAATTTCCGATTTTTCCGATTTTTTTTATTTACTTTACTTAAAGTGGCCTTCTTAACGTTCTTAACACTTTTAATAATCTTCTTACAGACACCATACCAGTAGATACCACTATCCCTTAACGACTCATTAGAACTTCTTAATCTTTCTAATTTACGTTCTAAAACATCTAAACGCAACTTCGTCATCTTTTTCGTGCCTTCGTGTAATTGGCCAAGAGTCGTAATAATATTATCAATATCTGTACATGTATAATTAGGTACTTTAGGTGATTTCTTCTTTAATGCCATCAAAGCATATTTTTGCAATTTTGCCATTTAATCCTTTTTATTTTTTACTATGTCCTTATTGGATGCCATAGTCATTCTTTCGTTTAAACAGGAAAGAACTCTACTGTATAAAAAAATCAATTTGAGGATAATATAAAAAGCATAATGCTTCTAATACTATTTATCCTTTTTAGAGTGATTATAATGTGAATATGTAAGTTTCAGGCCTTATGGACCTAGGAGCTTTCCTTACGGAACTACACCGTTATGTATAAGAAACGGCCAATGTATAGGCTGTGACAGTTTAGGGCTTCTCGTTATTCCAAAATAGAAGTAATAAAGTAACTAAACCTAATGGTATGGCTGGCACTAGTATTGCGAGTATGATGTCCATAGGTATACTATATCTGGTATTATGACTAAAGTCAAGCCTAATATGTAATACAAGATAAAGAAAGGTATGGCCTGCTTCCAGCCACCAGGAAAATCCTCCAGGAAAAAAATTAAGATAAGAACAATGCTAATGATTGTTATTGCATTTATAGATTAAATCCTGGTACCATATGGCCAATAGCGAGCCATATATGGAAAAATATCTCTACGGATTTAAATCTATTGTAGCCCCTCTATGTACTACTGCGCCTGTTGTGTTTGATGTTTTAGAACCTGCTACATCTTCTTGTTTATTACCATCTACTGATAATGTGTAATTACCACCTACTTTAACATTATAATCACCACCTGCGTTCACATTGATACGGCCACCTTTGGTAACCATATTGATATCGCCTGTGTCTACTTGTATATTAATATTGGCGTTGGCACCTACGTGTATGTCGTAATGGTTATTTTCAAAGCCATCTTTGTTAATGAATATCTTATGACGGCCATTAATGGTAATGTCGGAGTCCTGTTTGATATTTACATAGTGGTCACCGTCAATTATTTCGTAACTGCTGGCCTTTACCAACTTTACAATATTACCACTGTTATCTATTTCATAACCTGTACCACTTTTGTGTCTTTCGTGTATACGTGTGTAATAGTGGTATTCGTTTGTGTACTCATCATATTCCCATGAATCATCGTATTCTTTGATATGGCCTTGTTCACTCTCAAACACGTGGTTATAAGGGTAAACGGCCGAGTAAGGGATGACCGGCTGTGACCAGGTGTCCGAATCACTTGCGATTATACTTGATCCATCGGCTGCCGTTATTGTATCAAAGTCTGCCGTTGGTATATCCAAATTGTTTTCTCTATCGGCCTTACGTGTAGTCAACGAAGTATGTTCTTTCTCACTATCATTAACGGCCAATCTATTGGTATCTACCTCACCTGTCTCCTTAGGATAAACTGATTGATTGTATTCTTCTTCCTCCTCATCCTCCGACCTACGATTTGGATCACTAAATCCTTTATTAGGATTGCCAAGATCATAGGGTTTACCAGGTAAAGAACCAATAATCACTGGCTCTTGGTGGCCAGAGTCCCGAAAGTATCCCCACACCCAACTACCCTCAACAAGAAAAGAAGGAGATTGGCCAAGACCAGAAATACCTGGTGAGGCCGTTGATAACACACACATAGCCCATGGTAAGTCCTCTGTAGGTAACTCACTCTTGTTGTCTGTATGAAAACCTAAACATCTAACTCTTAAACGGCCAGCAAAGAGAGGGTCATGTCTGTCTTCTACTACACCTGAAAACCATGTAAAGTCTGTATTCTTTCCTATAAATCTTGCCATATGCTTAAATATTTTCCGATAAATGTTTATTTTTAATCACTACGCTATACGTCATAAATGCCTATTTCTTTTCTTTGTACGCATTATACTTATCCCTT